AATATTATACGGATGGCCGCTTTTGGATTTCAAAATTCGAATTTTGAAATTCTTTTAGGAATTACAATTATGCCATTTGGTGTCTAACTATATATAGGACACCAATACACCGATTGCTAGAGCATTAGTAGAGACACCGATTGACCAAGTCAATGGCTCCTCCAAGACAATTTAAAATAAATGCAAAAAATTACTTCCTAACATACCCACAGTGCTCTCTCACTAAAGAAGAAGCACTTTCCCAATTACAAAACCTAAACACCCCAACCAACAAGAAATATATTAAAATATGCAAAGAACTACATGAAGATGGGAGCCCTCATCTGCACGTGCTTATCCAGTTCGAAGGAAAATACCAGTGCCAGAATCAGCGATTCTTCGACTTGGTATCCCCAACCAGGTCAGCACATTTCCATCCGAACATTCAGAGAGCTAAATCCAGCTCCGACGTCAAGTCCTATATCGACAAGGACGGAGACACCCTCGAATGGGGAGAGTTTCAGGTCGACGGACGATCTGCAAGAGGGGGACAACAATCAGCAAATGACGCTTACGCCAAGGCGATTAACAGCGGAAGTAAGACAGAGGCTCTCAACGTAATTAGGGAATTAGCCCCTAAAGACTATGTTTTACAATTTCATAATTTAAATTCTAATTTAGATAGGATTTTTGCACCTTCTTTAGAGGTATTTGTTTGTCCTTTTTTATCTTCTTCTTTCGATCAAGTTCCAGAAGAACTTGAAGAATGGGTTTCCGAGAACGTGAGTGATGCCGCTGCGCGGCCATGGAGACCCATCAGTATTGTGATAGAAGGTGATAGTCGTACGGGTAAAACAATGTGGGCCAGATCACTGGGACCACATAATTATCTGTGCGGTCATCTAGATCTGAGTCCAAAGGTGTACAGCAATGATGCTTGGTATAACGTCATTGATGACGTCGACCCCCACTACCTAAAGCACTTTAAAGAATTCATGGGGGCCCAAAGGGACTGGCAAAGCAACACCAAGTACGGGAAACCAATTCAAATTAAAGGTGGAATCCCAACTATCTTCCTTTGCAATCCAGGCCCAACATCATCATATAAAGAGTACTTGAATGAGGATAAAAATTCAGCATTAAAAGAGTGGGCTCTCAAGAATGCAGAATTCGTCACACTCAACAGGCAATTGTACTCAGGTACCAATCAAAGTGCAACACAGATTAGCCAAGAGGAGGCCAGTTCGCAGGCGGAGAGTTGATCTAACGTGTGGGTGCTCATACTACTTCGGCATAGACTGCGCAAATCATGGATTCACGCACAGGGGAATTACTCACTGCAATTCAATGCGAGAGTGGCGTTTATACTTGGACAATCAAAAATCCCCTCTATTTCAAAATAACCAAGCACCACGAGAGACCATTCAACAGACCATGGGACATAATCCACATACAAATCCGATTCAACCACAATCTGAGGAAAGCATTGGAGATACACCAGTGTTATCTGGACTTCCAGATCTGGACTCGCTTACAACCTCAGACTTGGCGTTTCTTAAGAGTATTTAAAGTTCAATGTATGAAATATTTGGATAATTTGGGTGTAATTAGTATTAACAATGTAATTAGAGCATGTAATCATGTTTTATGGGATGTATTGGAAAAAACAGAATATGTAACACATTCAAATATAATAAAATACAATCTTTATTAATTCTGAACAGAATCATAAAAATAGATTCTGATCTTCAAAGTAGCATACACTGGATTACTGGCATGAGTACAAGCCATATAGAATAACAAGGCATTTTCAGTATGATTGTCATACTTAGCAGCTTCTTGATGATTATACACTACATAATTATTAATCTTCATAAATTTCTTCACCAACGCCTGTTCCTTAGAAGCATATTGACCCCCTGTGACTGTTGAACTGAATTTCCTTAAAACTTGATAACGATCTCGAAGATCATTCTTTATTGTAGCAGTACTAGGCTCATTATCATACATGTTAAACACCTGACCAAAATCCATAGCACTACCATAGGGCCTTCTGTCACGAACAAGAAAAAAAATCACAGTGTTCGTATGGTTCTTAGTTTTAATATTTTCATCCATCCATATTTTACCTAATACATAAACAGACTTCACACAGAATCTCTTACCAACACGATGGGTAAGCCCATTACCACGGGTGACATCACTAACACATAATACCTTACCAACATGGGATATGTCATGCCTCTGTTCATACGATTGTACCTTACATGGGCCTTCACAACCTTTGGGCACATCAGGGGTTCTGTACATTCTGTATAGTCGGGGCTTGCGATACATGGGCCTGTTGGTCCATGTCCTTCTTTTGTTTGTGACGAGGACAGTGGGGGCAGCAGCACGGCTCATGTAAGGGCTGTCGAAGTTGAGACGGCGTCGTACCTTCGAAACGGGCGTGGAAATCACAATATCTGTTGGTCGCTTCGACATAATTCCTCGCACGAACAACTGAAATCAAATCTCGTACAAGATCGTACCCGAGTGTATCCGGTGAATAAGTAGATTCGACGAGCTGCAGGTATTTTATGGCGAGCATACACCTGAAACCGTGAACACTATCAGGGAATTCGTTCAAAAGTGGATCCCACATTATTAAAGATTTACTTGGTGGCCAAGGGTTAAATAGTGGACCACTTAATAAATAAGCTTTGAGGGAGCGTCTCTATTGGCAGACAGAAGTTAGTGGACAGGGACCACCAAAAAAATCGCGGCCATCCGGT